AAAACTGCTAAATCTGAGAAAAAAGAAGAAAAACCCGAAACTTCTGGTAATCTTGATCCTAAAAAGAATAAAGATACTTTTAAAGAAGGAGAAAGCGAAAAAACTTCTGAAGAAAAATCAGAAAATAGTAAGAAAGCTGTTCCTTTTAAGAAAAAAGAAAGTGAAGCACCAGTCGAAAGCAAAAAAGAAGTAACAGATGAAAAACCGACTGATAAAAAAGCTGAAGACAAAGATAATGCTGATGTAAAAAAAGTAGATCTTAAAACTAAAAAGAAATGAGCTTAAAAAATAACGTTCTAAGTGATCGGTTAGATAAATTTAAAAATGATCCTAAATCTCAAAAAGAAAAAATACAATATCCTCAAAATTCAATATTTATAAACTTTTTTAATACTATAATATTATTTGCTACATTTTTTATAAAATCTGTCGCATTTGGGTATGCAATGAAAGTTATATTTAGTTCAGACTGGAATTTTTGGGAAGTTATATGTATAGGATTATCAATTAATTTTATATTTTCTTTTATTTATGAATTAATATACAAAAGACGTTAAATAATATTACTCTTAATTTTTTAAAAATGAATAACGCAAAACTAATAGTATTAGAAGGATTAGATGGTAGTGGGAAATCAACCCAGATAGAAATAATAAAAGAATATTTTAAAGAAAAAAATCTTACATACGCATACGTTCACTTTCCTATTTATGGACATAATGAAGCAAGCAGCGTCATAGCAGCTTATTTACGTGGAGAATACGGAGATATAAATAAAGTAGATCCAATATTTGTTGCTAATATGTATGCAATGGATAGATTCTTATATCTTCCAGAATTAAAAAAACAAATATTAGAAAATGATGTAGTTCTTTTAGATCGTTACGTATTTTCTAATATGGCATATCAAGGTGCTAAGCATAATAATGTCAGTCAGTCTAAAATAATGAGAGATTGGATTAATGAATTTGAATTTGGATTCTTAGAACTCCCCTATCCTGACATAAACATATTTTTTGATGTACCTATCGAAACAATAGAAAAAAGGTTACTTGAAAAAAGAGATGGAAATGATAGAGAATATCTTAATGGTAAATCTGATATTCATGAAGCAGATATTGAATTTCAAAGAAGAGTAAGAGATAATTACTTTGTATTAGATAATTATTCGAATTTTAAAATTGTCCAATGTGGTAAACTTGAAGTTACACCTGAATCTAAAGAAGGAAATATAATAATATATTCTCCAGAAGAAATTTTCAAAGTATATGAAGAAAAATTAAATGAAATTTTATATTACAAAATTAAAAATAAAATAATTGAAAAACATGTATAAAAAATTTACACCTCGCGCTAAAACTGTTAAAGAAGAACCTATTGAAAACATTGCAGATTTTTCAGAAAACAAAGAATTATATAGATTAAAAAAAGCTCGCTCACCACATACAACTGTTTGTGTAGAAAAACTTGATGATCCTTGGTTTGTTTATGTTTTAACTTATAGAACAAAATCAGGTATAATAACAGATAATAGCATGATGCTTGCTGATGATATACCTTCTTTAGTGCGCCATTTAGAACGCATAGGATGGGAAATTCAGTAATATAACAAACAATTAATTTAATTAAATATATTTAACATATAAATTAGTTATAATATATTAACAAAGGTAAAACTTTTTGATATTTGTATATATAAATTTATATCACAACAACTAAAATTAAAAATAAACAACAAAAATTATGGATTCAAAAAAAGACATCGCAAACGCAAAAAATGATACTTCTAAATCAAAATCTGTTCTAAAACCTGTTACAGCACCTGTTCCAGCACCTGTTCCAGCACCTGTTACAGCACCAGGACAACCACCAGTAAATGCAAATCAACCAATTGAAACAAATGCATATGTTCCTACATACAAAATTAAAAAAGAATTTAGAGCTGCATTAATGAAAGCTATTGGTGATAGACCATTTAATGAAATTGCGCCTCTTATACAAGCTGTTGAAGTTGAAACAATGGATCACCAAACATTAACACAAGTTGTTAATGCAATTGGGCAATTTCCATTTGTAAGAGTTGAAGCATTAATGAAAAATGTAAATGCTTTCGTAGAACAAGTAATAGAAGATTAAATTATTTCTTATAAATACTTTTTACATCTTAATACATAAAACAAAATATAAAACAGAATATTTCTATGAGTAAAAAAAATCCAAGTATACAAACAATAGCTTTAAATTTTATAGAAAAAAAAGACAATAACACATTCAAAATATTAATCAATAGATTAAAACCAGGACTTTTAGGATTTGTATACAAATATGTAAAAGATAGAGATTTAAGTGACGAAATAGTTTCTCAAACTTTCATTGTTATTTGGGAAAAAATTCATCAATATAATTCTAAATACAATTTTTCTACATGGGCATATGCAATTGCAAAAAATGAATCATTAGGAATGATAAGAGCAAATCGTCGTACATTATCGCGTGATAAATTATCTGAAAATCATTCTAGATTACTTAAAGCATATGATCCAGTATTTAATATGAATACTGAATGTATAGGTCCAAATGGAGAAGAATTAATTCAACAATTGTATGATGCAAGTATTTCAGCAATTTATGAATTAAATGAACCATATAAAACTGTAATGATTGAAAGAGAAGTAAATCAAAAACAATTACAGAAAATTGCTGAAGATTTGAGTTGGAATTTATCAACTGTTAAAACTCGTCTTCGAAAAGCAAAAAAAGATGTGGCAACTAATTTAACAAAATCTTATCCTGAATTAGTAGAGTCATATACAGAAAAAGATAATTAAATAAATTATGAAAATGTTCAATTGGTTAAAACCATGTAATTGGGGAATTGTTAAAGTTTATAGAGATTTTGAAAATTTTTCTGATTGGGGTCGTGTTATAAGAAAAGAAGAATCAAATATTAATTCTCTATTTAACAAATGGAAACTTAAACGTACAAAACTTTATGATGTTTATCTTTCTATTTCTTTAGATGAAGAAGATACTCAATTGCCTGAATCTGTTCAACGTACAAAGATTGTTGAACAATTAAATCCTCTTCATAGATATCTTGATGATGATCTTGGGTTTGCAGAATGTTTAAACTGTGAATTTAATCAATTTGAAGATGATAAAAAAAATCCAACTCTTACATATTTGATTGTATATCGTTTTAATTTCAATAAATTTTCAATAATTTGGTTAACTACATTCTTAGTAGTTACATTTGCATTAATATATTTTGGCATTAAATATATACCTACATTAATCCCATGGCTTTCAACTTTGATTTAAATAAAGTAAAATGGGTAAAGGGCTATTATGATTTGCCAGAAGCAATTTATAAAATTAAGACTCCTTCTGTCTCAACTATTCTTGGAGAAATGATCCCTGATCCTAGTTGGGATGAGTTTGTTGCAAAAGTAGGTCAAGAAAAAGCAGATGCTATCATGACTGCTGCAGGTAATCGGGGTTCGTCTATGCATATATTTATACAGAACTTTATAACCAATTTAGTTAAATCAAAAGATGTATCAGCAGCTCTTAGATACACTCAAGAAGAAAGTCCTAAGATATTAAGAGCTGAGAAAATTCCTCAGGACAAAATTGAGGAAGGAATGAATTTTTTCTATAAATTTTATTATTCAGATTATCCTAATCAATATTTAGATATGTTAGCTATGGAAATGGGAATCTATTCAAAAAGGTTTTTTTATCGTGGGAAACTTGATATTCTTTATAAAGATAAAATATTTGGATTATCTCTTACTGATTTTAAATCTTCAAACGGAAAAATTTAAAAAGATTCTGTAAAAGAAATAAAATATTTGAACCAATTAGGTGCATATGCAAATTGCATTGATGAAATGTATGAAGATAAAGGTATTAAGTGTACCAGAGCTTCAATACTTTGTGTTGATAAACAAAGTGATATTCTTCAAGAAGTTGAATGTTCAGGTGCTTTATTAGAAAAATATAAAGAAAGTTTCAGAACTTTTGCAAAAGAATGGCATATAAAAAATAACCAAGAATATTTAATGTCGTGAATAAGCAAAACATAGAAAAAATTCAAAATCTTATTAACTCATATACATATGAGTTAATTAATGATGAAACTTGTCTAGAAATTAAAGTATCGTTAGAAAAGTTATTTGATGGATATATATTCGACTATACTATCTCATGTAATGATGTAATATTTTTACAAGGTGTAAATTCTAATAAAAAAGCAATACATATAACTATTAGTAAAAATACAGTTAATATAAAGTAAAATGGATGAATCTTTTAAATGTGAATGCGGAAATGATAAATTCTGGTATTTTAGAGGATTTGTTAGATGTTCAAAATGTTTAAATGAATATAAAAGAACTATAGAAGATATATCTTGGTGTTCTAACGATGTAACTATTGGTGGAATACGTGCAGAACATTGGATGAGAAGATTTAATAAAAAAAATAATCAATATGATAAGAATTGGGAACATGCTCCTATTAAAA